AGCACCGCCCTGAGTGATGTACGGCAGTTGAAATGATACGGTGGGAAACCGTACTTCTTCCAGAAAGGATGATCCACCGGGAGAATCATTCCATAGCCGCTAGACATAAGGAGATTACGGCAGATTCTGCTGGTCCGCACATCCTCAATAACCATCAGCTGATAGGCGGCGACATTCATTTTGTCATATTGCTGGAGTTTTCCGGCTATGTACGCGCTCTGGGTATTCGTGCGGAAAACAGTCTCCCAGTAATTCGGCTTTATTTTCAGTGAGTCTGTATCCACGCGGTTTTTGAGGTCTTCCCATGTCGTTTTATAATTTCCACCTGTCTCAAGGGCATTAATAAGAACCTGCTTCGCCTTGTCCACGACCTCAGCCGAGCCGAGCTTTGCCACCGTGAAGGCACGGAAACGCAGCTTAGGTTCAAGAGCATTCCACTCGTCCTTGCTCATCGGAACCTTTGATTTAAGGAAACCAACCGCCTCATCAAACTTGACTGGCGGAATCTCCTCATCAGCGGCATTTATCTTCTTGTCAGGATTCTCTTCTTCGGCATGAATGAGTCCGAGCATGTATGATGAGCCTATGAGTTTCTCGACTGCACCCGCTATCTGAACGCTTACAGGACTGTCAAAAGGCCGTTCGAGAGTGGCTTTATCCGGTGTTTTGACGGAGTTTAAATAGTCAGTGAGGATGTCTTTAAGGTGTGGTTTTATGGCCTCCGCCGCAATTTCGCACAGGCTGTCAAGCTCGCGGATATTGGAGCGTTCACGGCGGAGAAAGTCAGAATCGGCTAGAAAAATCGAAAGTTTTTTTTTACGTCTTTTGGCCGAGAGCTGTCACTGAGCGTCATCGCAGTGCCATTTTCCATAATGAACGCATCATCGTCATCTGATGGTTCCGGCACGCCGTAATAAGAGTAAAGGGCTGATTTTGAGACAGGGATACGGTGGTCAATCGCCTTCATGACTTCCTCGAAACTTGCGCGGCGGTCAACGGCATACTGAATCAGAGGTGCCTTCGCATCCTCACCGAAATTCAGCTCAACGGTCCAGTCGATAATCTGCTGGAGCACGCTCTGCAATTCAAGTGCGATGCTCTTACAGTCCTCATAAAGAAGCTCTGCCTGCACCTGTCCGAGCGCAAGGGAACCGCCGTTGGCCGCGTTTGTCGCAACTGCCTGTCCGGTAAGGCCGTAACTTATCTGCAAGTCGCAGGCTTCAACAAGCTCCTTGAACCCCGCAAGCTCGCCGTTCATGCCAACATCCTTTATCTCCTTGATGTTTCCCACGGCAGCGGCAGAGCCTGACTGAATGCCCATGAGCATCTCAGCGATTGAGTTTGCCCGCGCTGAAATCTTTGTCTCATCGCCTTCCGCCTCGAAGAGCGCGACGAGGGTTTTCACGCTGAATTTCTCCGTTGCCTGTACCCAGAAGTCGTAACCGGCCTGCTTGAACATCCATGCCCAGTAAACGCATTTCAGCATGGACGTTCCGTAAGGATTCTCATCGTCCGGCTCGTGCTGGAAAACAAGCCATTTGTAATTCTGGTCGAGTTTTGTCTTCATACCGTTCTGAACAAGGAACAGATCCCAGTTCGCGTTGAAATGAAAACGCTCCGGCTTTCTTGTAATGAAATTCACCGGAATCCATACGCCGTCCTTAAGGTCCCAGATAAGCTCAGAGACAGAGAAGCCGTAATTCAGGGCAGTCAGCATACGGCGGTTCTTCTTGTGCATGTTCCTGAAAAGAGGCAGCTTGCGTATAAAATCATAGACCTTCTCATCCGCCTCACCCTTGACGATGTTCAGCGGGAAGTTGAGCGCGCCCGTCTTGATTTTTCCGAGCGAGGACTTGATTTTCGGGTCTGAGATCATCTTGCGGTATGTGTCGTATGAGCTGAGTGAGCCGGAAATGACATCATCCGGGTTCGGCATATAAGAGAGGAAATTCAGCACATTGTCAGTGATAATCTGTGTGGTCATTTCCTTTGTAGTAGGCTTTGCTTTCTTGAACATATTCTATCCCCTTGCCCTTGCGATTATATTTCTTGCGACCGTGCGTACTCTGGAAGTCTTTTTTGTGCTCACCGCCACATTTCCTGTAGAGCCTTTTTCAGCAGCCTTTATCGCAAGGTAAAGGCCGTCGCACAAGTCGTCGAATGCACCCATAGGAAATTCCGTGAGCTGGGTGATGATGTTCTCACACCCTTTTGTCGGGAAACGGATAAAACCGTTCTGAACCAGCATGGAGTAAGAACGGATTCTCATTTCCTTCGGAGTCGAGCCAACACCTATCAGCTGAATCGGGAAATAAAGCCCTTTCTCGATTCCGAGCTTCTGAATGTACTTGCCGTAAATACCGGAGAAAACGACATTTTCCCAGCCGATTGCGGAGAAGTGATAAGCCTTGTAAAGCACTTCCATTTCTTCAAGTGTCTGCTGCTCCGAGCAAGCCTGGGCAAAACTCGGAAGCACATAGATGATTCCGCTTTCCTTGTCACGCGCAATCGGAACCTCAGCCGTGCCGTCGTGCGCGCCTGTCGCCGGGTCTACGCCCAGGAAGAACTGAAGCTGGTTGCGTGGCGGAAGCTCCGTGTAGCGGAACGCGTCAATCCATTCCAGCTGGATAATCCGCTCTTCGTCTGCAAGCGGCTCGTTCATGTATTCCGTTGAGAATGCCGCGACACCGATTGTCTTTTTCTTGTCCTCAAGGCTCTGTATATCCCAGTATTCCGGCCAGAGCGGCGTTCCGTCTTCGCGGATGCAGGAAAGTCGCACGGCTATCCAGTTTACAAGGTCTCCGGCTTCGAGCTCGCGGCAAAGGCGGCTTATCGGGTCGTCATTGTGGAAAATCGTGTTGACCCATATTATGAAAGCAGATTTACCGAGGTTGAAAACTACGCGCTTTAGCCAACGGTGGATTTTGTTTCTCTGTGTCGGGCTGTTGATTGCATCGTCTTTGAGCACGTCATCTATAACGATGAGGTCCGGGCGGTACTGCCTGAATCTTGTACCACGCATGGATGCGCCGCTTCCTTTGCTCTGGATACAGGTTCCGTTGGAAAGCTCCAGGCGGTGGTTAGTCCAGCAGTCGCCCTGAAGCTCACCATAGTCTTCGAGGATTCTTTCGTTCTCCTCGATTTCTGTCTTTATGTTCCCCAGGTTCTCACCGGCTGCGTCTCCGCTTGCGCCGATAAGAAGCACATAGCGGGCGCGTTTGGTGATTGCGCACCAAAGAACATAAGCAAACGACCAGCGGACCGTCTTACCGTGTTCGCGGGGTTCTATGAACATTGCCCCGGAAAGTTTCTGTGTAGGTTTGAGCAGTTTCTGATATTTCTCGCGGACAAACGGCTTGAGTGTGACCGCCAAATCGTTTGAAAGGCTGCGTGTATTCGCAACTTCATAAAGGATTCTCTGATACTCTGCTGCATCCTCATAGAAATAATCAGACAGATAGTACCGGCAGAAAAAACCGAAATCATTTTCGGCCTGTTTCTTACGTTTCTGTTTTTCGAGTACGCTTCTGTTCTGTCCTGCAAGTTCCTTTATGAGTTCGCTCATTTATTTGATTTCCGTTTTGTCGATTATTGAACAGAGCTTTGAGAGAAGTTCGGGGTCGCTCTGAATCTCTTTTGAAAGCTTGTCTTTGAGCTGCTTCTTTGCCTTGTCCAGGGCCTTTACGGCTTTCATTCGTGACTGGCTCAGTTTTAGCTGGGTTTCTGCGATACGGCTTGCGCTGCTGACAAGTTTCTCTGGATCGTCAAACTCCAGGCTGTCCACCGTGCGCAGGTCCTTTGCAATCAGAGTTGAGAGGTGCATTGTCATGGCCTCGGCAACTTCTGTTCCCGGATTGTCTGCGAAAACCTCTGCCATTGCCTTTGCGGCTTCTATCGCTTTCTTTGTGTCCGCAATCTCTTCTTCGTGGCTCTTTATCACGCGCCTTATTGACTCACGCGAGAAAGTGACGTGAAGCCCCTTTTCCTCGAGAACCTTGTTGACTTCCTCGGTGACATATACAATCGTGTTCTTGCCGCCGTCCCACTTGTCAACGATAAGCTCAACAAGCCCGTTTTCGGTTGCCTTTGCCTTGCGTCCCATGTCATGCCTCCATCGGAATGAGGATTCCCGTGTCAGGCTCCATGTTGCCCTCAACAAGGTCAATTCCCTTCGGAGTGATTTTGTAGTAAGTCACGAACATATTCGCCTTGTATGGATGCGGGGTT